CAAGCAAACAGGTTGGCTGAAAACGAAATCTTCTTTCTTTATGAAGCAGAGCAGATCGCATACAACGCTGAGGTATATAATGCTGTATGCAATACCTGCGGTAGTTCTGATTGTGTTAGCGCGAGGTTGTACACTCCTGACTTCTATTTCCCAGCTACTAAGATATTCGCTGAGACGAAAGGTAGGTTTGACCAACCATCAAGGAAGAAAATGAAGGCTGTTTGTACTCAGTCTGAGCACGATGTTCGCATGGTGTTCATGGCTGACAATTACTTGACACAGAAGAAGTCAATGAGCTACACCAGATGGTGTACTCTCAACGGGATCAATGCCGCTGTAGGCGACATCCCACTAGAATGGGGAAGAAGGTAATGTTGTACGGAAAGAATAGTGTAGATGGTGTACTGGCTGGCTTCGACAAGATGCTGAAGCAACTGTGTACCATCATCGACGAGCAATTGAAAGAGGCAGAGGTAGCTGACGCAAAGATCCATGAGTACACAGTTAAGCGTGCTGAAGCTGATTATGAAGCAAAACGCGCAGAGAGGGTTCGTGAGAGTATCGCGGACTTGATCAGCTAATGTTGTGGGTGAAGTTAACAATACTCGAGGCACACGAAGTCTTAGAGCATATGTCGTCGGAAGAAGAGGCTGACCATGCGTATGAGATCTTGAGTGCTGCAATCGAAAGTCCAGTAGAAGAGGAGATACCGAGTGACGGCGACAGCAAAGAAGAGCACTTCTAATGTCTACATCCTACCTCTGAAGGGGACTAGGATTGAGACTTGGTTCCTCGGCGCACTAAAGGAGGCACGGAATAATAGCCTAGCAGCTATGACCCTCTACCTCCGGCAGAACGTCCCAGAGCAATTCCACATGCACCTGATCAAGGGTGTCAACCGGAGATTAAAGTAATGGAGCATTTCATAATCCCTGACACCCAAGTCAAGCCGGGAGTCAACACCGATCACCTTACGGCGGCAGGCAATTACATTGTATCCAAGCGGCCAGATCGGGTCATTCACCTTGGGGATCACTGGGACATGGCGTCCCTATCCTCATACGACAAGGGCACCAAGCGCGCTGAAGGCGTGAGATATCACGAGGATATCACTGTGGGCAACAATGCCATGCAGAAGCTTCTGGCACCGATACGTAAGCTGCAAGAGCGGCAGCGCAAGAATGGTAAGAAAATCTACAGACCGGACATGCACTTCCTCATGGGTAACCATGAAGAGAGGATCATGCGGTACGCCAACGTTCACCCAGAACTTGCAGGGCACATAGGATATCAGGACTTTGACCTGAAAGGGTGGAAAGTACACGATTTCCTCGAACCAGTCGTCCTAGACGGCGTTTCCTACGCCCATTACTTCTACAACCCGAATACTGGCCGTCCCTTCGGTGGAATGTGCAGCACGAGGCTTAAGAATATAGGGTTCAGCTTCACGATGGGGCATCAGCAAGGCAAAGATCAGGCTGAAAGGTATTTGTCCAATGGTGAGGCACACAGGGCGCTTGTGGTGGGTAGTTTCTATTCCCATGACGAGCACTATAAGGGCTACCAAGGCAACGAGCACTGGCGCGGTTGCATCTATAAACACGAAGTTGAGGACGGTAACTACGATATCATGGAATTATCCCTCAAATACCTAATGGAGAACTGGCTGTGAGTGAAGATATGGTGTACAACGGCAAGAAAATAGGAGAATTCTACCAAGAAGTCGATGGGTTTTATGTATTCGTACCTGAACCCGGCCCGGGGTACTGGAATGAGCACATTATTATGCGTACTCTATACGAACTGAGAAAACTTAACATCGTATGGGATCTTCAAATCATGACTGACCCCAAAATATCTAACTGGGCAGAGGACGACTTCAATGAGTGAAGAGTATGGCCCATCAATAGCATCGTCTGAGCAAATACACTCAACGAAGTACAGGGGTGAGGGTGAGACCTTCCGTGAGGCGTGCAGCAGGCAAGCACAGACCCTATCGGATGACCACGATCACTTTAATGACTACCGTGATATCCTCCTACCCATGCGATTCCTCCCTGCGGGGAGGGTTCAGTCTGACATAGGTAGCCCACGTCGTACAACAGCATTCAACTGCTTTGTATCTGGCACAATCGAAGACAGTATGGAAGGCATCATGGCATCCGCCACGAATGGCGCCTTAACCATGCGCCGCGGAGGCGGCATAGGATATGACTTCAGTCCGATCAGACCACGAGGGGATAATATCGTGTCCCTTAACTCTAGGGCATCGGGGCCAGTGTCCTTTATGCAAATCCACAACTCCGTGTGCAAGACAGTCAGTAGTGCTGGCAATCGTAGAGGGGCACAGATGGCGGTACTCCGCATCGACCACCCCGACATTGAAGAGTTCATCGAGGCTAAAGCAAACAAGACGGAGCTAACACAGTTCAACATATCAGTAGGAGTAACAGATGAATTCATGCAAGCAGTCAAAGACGACGAAGAATTCGAACTCAAATTCGAGGGACGGGTATTCAAGCGAGTCAATGCGCGCTATCTATGGGAAAAGATCATGCGAGCCACTTGGGACTGGGCAGAACCCGGAATCCTATTCTTGGATACCATCAACGACCGCAACAACCTCAACTACTGCGAGACGATTGCAGCTACGAATCCTTGTGGTGAACAGCCTCTACCTCCTAATGGGGCTTGTCTTCTTGGCAGCTTTAATCTGGTTAAATACATAAACAATGGAAAATTCAACTGGAAACTGCTCAAGCAGGATATACCAATCGTCCACAGAGCAATGGACAATGTTATCGACAGGACAACGTACCCTCTGGATGCACAGGAACAGGAGGCAAAGAGCAAACGACGAATGGGAATTGGAGTTACTGGCGTGGCTAATGCGCTCGAAGCCCTTGGACACACTTACGGTAGTAAGCCCTTCAGAACCTTTTTTGGTATGGTTCTTAGGACGCTTACAAACGAGCTATACAGAGCTTCTGCAACTATCGCTAATGAGAAAGGAGCATTTCCTCTATACCAGCATAAAGAATTTACCTCCGGGTGGATGTTTCAGCAACTTGACGAGGATGTCCAATCCCTTATCAATGAATGCGGTTTGCGTAACAGCCACCTCACTAGCATCGCCCCAACTGGGACAATTAGTTTTGCCGCAGACAACGTCAGCAGTGGCATCGAGCCAGTCTTCTCTCACGAATACGATCGAACCGTTCAGTTTGAGTCTGGCCCAGTCACAATGCGAGTCCAAGACTACGGTCTTAGAGAGTTTGGAGTCAAAGGCAAGACGGCTAACGAGTGCACTCCAGAAGAGCATCTAGGTGTTCTGGTAACGGCTAGCAAGTGGGTTGACTCAGCAGTCAGCAAGACCCTGAACATAGGGGCAGATGTTACTTGGGAAGAGTTCAAGAACGTCTACATGGAAGCTTGGGAGCAGGGTTGCAGAGGATGCACTACATTCCGTGCCGCTGGGAAGCGCTACGGTGTCTTAAACGAGGTGGCAGCCGAAGAAGCAGAAGAAGAAGAAGGTACGGCTTGTTTCATCGACTTGGAAACAGGAAGGAAAGAATGCGAGTGAGAAAAATAGAGGAAGCGTGGTTCGCTATAGCCGCTGGGACTATCCTACTGTGCATAGTGACAGCAGGGTTGTTCAGCGTAGCACAGGCTGGATCTGATATACGTATACAGCCACAGGAGTTTGCCGACCGTGGCAATGGCAACCAGTGCCGGATAGCCCACGACAGGCTAGAGCATGACAACATGGGTAACATCAAGGGTATCAGTACCTTCTACGTGTGCCCTAACCATATCAAACGTACTTATCGGGAGGTGAAGTAATGATTGACATAGCATTCTCAATATTTTTATTGTCCTTAAGCATGGTCGTACTTACTGGGTGCGTAGTCTATTTCAAGCAGGAGTGGAAAAAATGAGCGCGCTGGGCACGCAGGTAGGTGGAGGCCACTACAAGGATCAGGGCATCCAGCCATTCGAGCTGACGTACGCTAACTTCGGGTATAAGGGAGTGGCAGCGTCAGTGTACACCAAGGTCAACAAGTACCTGACACGCGATAAGGATGATCATCTGAAAAACTTACGCAAGGCAGCACATTGCATAGAGATACAGATCGAGCTTTATCAACGACACCTCTACGAGGAAGCGAGGAGTAAATTATGAAGAACAAGAAACCGTTCTATGAAACCATCAAGGACTTCTTCCTAGTGTACGTGTGGAGTCGCAAGTACAATAGGTACGTCAACACTAACCGATTCGAAGACGAGTCAGAAGCCATGGAGGCAATCAAGCAGCGAGCACGCGCGTGAAGGGACAGTCGTCAAAGTGGTCTGCGATAGAGCAGGTCACTGCGACAGCCGTCAAGTTCGTCTGGGCCATGATCCTATGGCAGATGCTAGCGAAGTACTTCCTAGGGGTTGAGATGCCCCTAGTGGAGAACCTCTACATCACAGGTGTCTTCACGGTCAACAGCATGCTCCTAGGATTCCTATTCCGTAGGCTATTCAACTGGATCAACATTAAGTACCACGCATAAAAAAGCCCTCGAAGTTTGAGGGCTTAGTTGTGTC